ACTTTAAAAACAATAAGAAATACAAATCGCTATATTTGACTTGCAAGAATTGGTTGAAGAAGGAACAAACAAAACACGAACTAAAAACACTTAATAAATTTAAAGCACCGTGGGAATAGAAGGCTACAAAGTAACAGAAACAGGCGACATAATAGACAAAATATTTAAGCATAGAGATAACTACAATCAAAAAGGTAAGTATTTAGGTTGGAAAGGTTTAGACGAATTCTACAGTATGCAATTAGGTAACTGCACAGATTGGACAGGCTTCCCAATGAGTGGTAAAACACAAGTGCTTATGGAATGCCTTTTAAACACAAGTAAGTTTTATGGTTGGAAGCATCTTGTATACTTTCCAGACGTAGGCAACAACGTAGAAATAGTTGCAGACTTAATACACAAGCTTACAGGTAAAAGCTTCAATCCATTAGAAAACAATGTTATCAAAGACAGAGAAATCACAAATAGTTTAGATTGGATATTTCAACACTTTCATATACTAACAAAGAAAGACGTTAAAGCAAAAATGACTCCGTTTCAGTTTTATGACTATGCAGTAGAACTTAAACAAAAACACGGATTAGAAACTGCAAGTATAGATAGCTGGAAAGACTTAAGCCACCCATACCACGACTTTGGAGGCTATGCACAATATTTAGAAGTAGTGTTACCGTATAGAAACCAAATAGCAGAAGACAACGAACTACACTTACACACCATTATACACCCAAAGCTTACAGAAAAGATAAACGGTAAACGTAGTGTACCTTCACCGTATGACTTAAAAGGTGGTTCTGAATGGTTCAATTCTGGCAAGTGTATGATAACGGTACACCGTGAAGACTTAAACTACAACCAAGCAACGATAAACTTTAACAAAATAAAGCCACGTTCTGCTGGTAAGATAGGACAATTAATTTTGTGGTTCGATAAAGAAAAGTTTTTATATTATGAGCAAGACAATTCAGCACCAAATGTTTACATAAGAAAATTTGCACAAGAAAGATGAATAGTTTAGAAATACTTAAAGCCAAGATTAACTTAAAAACTACCTTGATAAAGTTTAAGTCAAGTCTTGAAGAACTACGTGAAAAACACGAAGACAGAACAGATTTAATAAATTCTATGCAAGAAAGTGCAAACGACATAGAACACTTCCACAACGTTTTTTTACAGTTTGAAGACGAATACTATTTAGAATGCAAAGCAAACCTACGTAACCAAATTATAATAGCACAACATAAACACGAAATAGACAAACTAAAAGAAGAAATTAAAGACTTAAAATTAGAATTATGAAATGCCCACAATGCGCAGAGCCAATAAAATGGCAAGAACAACACGAATACGAAGACTTTAATTTAGAAGGCGAAGGAATAATAAACGTACACTTTTGCACTAACATAGATTGTAACGTAGAAGAAGTTTACATATTTCAAAAAGACGATGCCGCGTTGTAAAAACTGCAAAGAGAAATTCGAAGCAAAGCACTTTAACCAAAAATATTGCTTTAATCCTGAATGCGTTAAAGTATGGGTAGAAACTGCAAAGGTCAAGAACTGGAAGAAAGAAAAGAAGAAATTGAAAGAAGAACTTGAAACGGTGCAAAGCTTAACTAAAAAAGCACAACGTTATTTTAATTCGTTTATTCGTAGACGTGATGCAAACAAAAATTGCATAAGTTGCGACAGTTTGCTTACAGGTAAGTTTGACGCTGGACACTATTTTAGTAGTGGAACACATAAAGCGGTAACATTTGACGAAAGAAACGTTCACGGTCAATGCGTTGCCTGTAACCAACATAAACACGGAAACTTACTTAACTATCAAATAGGCATAGAAAAACGAATAGGAGGCGAAGAACTTATAAGCCTACACGAAGAAGCACACAAAACACGAAAGTATACAAGAGAAGAATTAAAAGATATTATAGAATTGTACAAACAGAAAATAAAGAATGGAATATAACAACGATTTTAGATATGACTTAAAGGTTGGTCAAGTTGCAGAAAAAATGTTAGCAGACATTCTTGAAGGTAAAAAAATAGAAGTTAAAAAAGATTTACAAGCACACAAGACAGGTAATATTTTTGTAGAATATGAAAGCAGAGGCAAACCTTCTGGACTTGCTACAAGCGAAGCAGAATATTATTGTTATTTTTTAAGCGATGAACATTTTGTTATTATAGAAAGTGACAGATTTAAATCAATATGCAGAAACTTCTTAAACACGAATAGAGATATAAAAGGTGGTGATAGCAATACAAGCAAAGGAATACTACTACCTATAAAATACCTTCTTTAATTCTTGTGTGTATACATAATTTTACTACCTTTGTATACACAAACACTTAATATATTTACATTATGAAACATTTATTTAAAGCACTTGCAGCTTTTCAGCAAGAAGTAAAGCCTATATTCAAAGGCACAAAAGGTTATGGCTATTCGTATGCAGACTTACCTACGATTTTCGACAAGATTAATCCGTTATTAGAAAAACACGGATTAGGATTTACACAACTAATTAACACACACGAAGAAGACAACTACTTGAACACTATTATCTTTCACGTAGAAAGCGGTGAAACGTTAGAAAGCAACACGCTTATTCCACAAGCAACACTAAAAGGTATGAACGACTACCAAAGCTTCGGTTCTGGTGTAACCTACTTTAGACGTTACGCACTATCTTCTGCGCTTGGTTTAGTAACTGACAAAGACACAGACGCAGCTGGTGAACAAGTAAAAGTAGTTAAGAAAGAAAAGCTAAACACTAAACGTTTTGCAGACGCACTTATCGCAGTACAAGAAGGCAAAATTACGAAAGACAAACTAATAGACAAGTTTGCACTAACTAACGTACAATCTAAAGCTTTAGAGTTATGTTGAAGATTCGCTGCTCTTCCATTGGTAAAATAATGACCAATTCACGAAGTAAAACAGAAACGTTAAGTAAGACTTGCAAGACATACTTACAAGAACTTGCAATAGAAGAAATGTACGGTAAGCGTAAAGAGTTTTCAAGTAGGTACACAGACAAAGGTAACGCAGTAGAAGACGAAGGTATAAAGCTATGTGAAAGCGTTTTAGACTTGGGCTTTATGTATAAGAATGAAGAACACTTTGAAAACGACTACTTGACAGGAACGCCAGACGTAAACACGGACATAATATTAGATGTAAAATCAAGTTGGGACGCAACAACCTTTCCTTTCTTTGCAGAAGATATACCTAATCGTGATTATTTTTTTCAGTTGCAAGGTTATATGGCACTTACTCAAAAACGCAAAGCTTACTTATGTTATTGCTTAATTAATACGCCTACACTTATGGTAGAAGACGAAGTAAGACGTGCGCATTGGAAAGAACATTTAATAGACGAAAACGAAGAACTGCGTAACCACGTTGAAGCGCAACACAACTTCGACAACATACCAGCAGAAAGACGAATAAAAACGTTTGAAGTAAAGTATGACAAAGACGTAGTAAAAGCAATATACGACAGAGTAAAAGAATGTCGTGAATATTACAAAACACTAATCGAATGAAAACACGAAAAAGCAAAGTCATTACATTAAGAGTAACGGACGAAGAAAAGAAGCTTTTAGAATTGAAAGCAAGGCGCACACGAAAGACGTTAAGCGCATACATTTTAAGTAAAACAATAAAGTAAATGGAACAGAAAAACAACACAGGTGCAATTTTTAAGAACGACTACAAAAAGACGGAACAACACCCAGACTACAAAGGTAAAGCAATGATAGACAACAAAGCTAAAGACGTTGCAGTATGGCTAAACGAATCAAAGAACGGCACGAAGTATTTAAGCTTGAAGTTTTCAGAACCTTACAAAGAAGCTGAAGCACCTAAACAAGATATGCCACAAGACTTACCAAATCAATTAGACGACTTACCTTTTTAAAAATCTGTACAGAAAAAAGCGCGAAAAGTGAATGAACCCAAAGTAACGCTAAAACATATGTTTCACCTCTCTATAAAATGAGAGGTTTTTTTATTCACAACGTTTCGTTAAAAACTACGTCTATACACTATTAGAAAATAATCACTACATTTGTTTAGATACTAATCAATGAAATGGCTTGAGAAAGTTGCAGAACATCACAAAGACTATTTGCGAATCGTAAAGAGTTTAGGAGTTGACGACTTGGCTGAAGACATAGTACAGGAAATGTACATTAAGATTAGTAAGTATTGTTCGCCAGAACGCATACTACAAGAAAACGGAAAAGTAAACAAATACTACATAAGATGTGTGCTTTACAATTTAGTCTTTGATTACCGTAAACAACAAAACAAGCATAAGAAAGTTAATATAGAAGAAGTCTACAATTTGGGTGTTGAATACGATTACATAGAAGAAACAGAAGCTTTTACTTCATTGATTAGAAAAATTGATAGCGAAGTAGAAACTTGGCATTGGTACGATGAAATGTTATTTAACCTGTATCGTGATAGCGGCAAGTCAATTAGAAAACTTTCTGAAGAAACACGGATTAGTACAAGCAGCATATTTCAAACATTAAAGTATTGTAAGAACCAAATACGAATAAATGTAGGCGAAGACTACGAAGATTTTATAAACGAAGACTACGAACATTTATGAACGAAAAAGATGTTAAAGCAGAAATTAAAAGACTAAAGACAAAGATAAAAGGCGATATGTACGAAGATATGGAAACATTACAACAGATATACGAACTCAAGCTAATCTTAAACCCAGAAATAGAAAACAAACCAGAACTTGACGACGATGAATGTCTGTCTTGTGGTGCTTAAATAAAAACAAATGGAAAAGAAACCAAGAAAAAAACGAACTACAAAAAAGAAGTCTGAAGGATTAGGCGACACAATAGAAAAGATAACAGAAGCA